ATGAGCCATACAAGAAGGAAAGCATACACCAAGAGTAAAGCCTTTGATAAGTCTTGCCGTAATGGTGGTACTTGCCCTTATTGTAAAGGTAATAGGCTATATAAGAATCGTAAGAGGTTAAACAAAACTAAAGAAGACTAAGATGGACGAGAGAGATATAGACCATAAACTCAGTATAGGATACTGGGTACAGGTGTCTCCTTTGGCTAACGCAGGTTCAGGTTGGATCTGCGGAGTATACAAGAGAGGTAAGAAAACAGGTAACTGGGTGACAGAATCTTCTAAACAATTCGCTACACCACACGAGTGTTACAATTGGGCTGACGAAGAGATACACGAATTACGAATCAAATATAAATGATATGCCAGATATAGCGATGTGTGAAGGTGGTATGTGCCCTATAAAAGAGACATGCTACAGATTTACTGCTGATCCTAGTGATTATCAGTCGTACTTCGGTAATCCTCCATTTAAAGAGGTGGACGGAAGCCCCACGTGTGAGTACCACTGGAAAAGAGAAGAATTAACAACTAAAGACAAGTAAAATGACACAACAGGATTTTAACGACAAAACCTTAAAGGCTCTAGGACAACTAACAGAGACCCTCTCAGAGATGGGAAAAACAAGAGATGCTATGTATCAACTGATACAATTAGAAAGCTCTAGAGTAGACTCAGCAGAGGATAAATTAGATATTCTTATGGGTGAGAGGTACTCTCGTATTGCAAATGAAGCCGCTGAAGAGGATGAAGAATGTGAACTAGAAGGTGCAGAATACGAACAAGCTTCTGAACGTTTCTTCAAACTACTAGCAGCCCGAAACGATTTCGATACAGCTATCGATGAGCACTTAGAAAGAAACGATAAGGATGACGTTATAGACGCTATAATAATATCACTAAACAGACTAAGATGACAGAAAAGACATTCCTTATAGGTATAGCAATCTTCATAGTACTAATTGTAGTGTATGATAGGTCTGTGAACAGACAGAACAGACGCTAGATTACAGCTAAAGTGTAAACTATGACCATTAATAGTAAGTATATTATCTTTGATTCTTTTTTCATAAGGTAAATGTATATAAACTGCACCCACTGAACGTTAACTAAACATTAAGAAATCATTATGTATAAAGGAACATTAACAGACGCAAACGACAGAAAAGCTAACGGGCAGCCTGCATCAATAAAGTTTAGAGATACATCTATACTTGAAGTTATGACTCACTTTAGTATGCTTATAGAGGACTGTGACCTAACGAAAATAAAAATTAAAATAGTTAAAGACGATGGCAAAGTTTGAATGTCTTGTGTGCGGAGAGAAACTAGAAATAGCTAAGCACACGATAAAAGTACTAGACGGTAAAGTAGTATCACCTGAGGCTGTGTGTTGTGACAAATACATGAAAGGTATTCGTGAGAATGCAGGGCTTGGGACAGTACTATCTAGACCTGGAGGTAAGGTGAGAGGTAAAAACGGATTAAATACAGACTAATGCCAGATCCTACAGAAGAAAGAGATATAGACCTAGATTTAATCATAGGCTATACGGAAGATGAAATCTACGAGAGAGCTAAAGATGCTAGTCGGGAGGAAAATACTTAGGAATAGCTTTGATAACGAGGAGAATTAAACTACTTTTACTAGTATAAAATAGTTTAAGTATGAAAAATTCTCCTTACAAAGGCCTAAAACCTTCACCCGAAGATACTATACAAATGTATCAAGTTTTAAAATTCTACTACCAAGATATAGATACATTATCTATGAGTGCGGTAGGGGAAATAATGAAAACTGAATTCGAGTGCGATTGCGGAGAGTTTGATGTATTTTTATATCTACATACCCTACAAATGAGGGACTTAGACGGAAATTTAATTTCAAATGAAATCCAGTGATTGCATAGAATGTGACGGAGAACCACTTACTTTATCAGAAGACCTTCTGATGATGCTGAGTGAAGAAGAATTAGAGAAATACCTAAAGTGCGATGAAAATTACCTTAAACCTAACACGTTTAAAGGGAAGAAATCTTACACCGACCGAGTACACCTACTTACTTCTTAAAGAGAGCGGATCCGCTCAAAAGTATCGAGAGATACTGACTCCAATAGACATGTTAAAATTACAGAATAACGGGTATGTTAAAATCATGCCCGATAAATCTGTGACCCTTAGACAAAAAGCTATTGATCTTTTTAAAGTAAGAGGTTGCGAAGACTGTTGGAATCAGTTCGCATTAGCATACCCTATCAAAGAAGGAGACAGACCTCTCCACAACGATAGGAAAAAGTGTGCTATCAAGTACAAGGCGTTGGTAGAGAAAGACCCTGAGCTGCATAAAACTATCATAAAGTCTCTAGAACAAGAGAAAGATGATAGAAGACACGCAGGTATTAGACGAGAATTTAGACCGCAGTGGAAATTAATGTCCACTTATATTAACCAAGAGTCCTGGACGATGTACGAGGACTATGAGACCCCTCTAGATGACCCTGGAGAGCTTAATTACGGAGAGGAACTATTATGAGCGAAGAAAACAAAGGCCTTAGATGGCGTCACATATCCGAGTCAGCAAATGCTGCACTTAGATATATAGACGGCCGTAGAAAAGGAACAATCAAGTCGCTAAAGACCCCCTGGAAAAAGTTCAACCAAGTATCGATGGGAGGAATCGAATGGCAATCAATCACCACTATCGCAGGAATGTCAGGTAGTGGTAAGACTAGTATTCTAGGTCAACTAGAGACTGGCCTTAAAGAATTGAATGCAGACCAAGAGTTCACTATCCTATCCTTTAATTTTGAGATGTTATCCTCTAGATTAGTGGGTAGGAAGTTAAGTAAGAAGCTTAACATAACTACACAGCAATTATATAGTGCCATGGACGATTTCAGTCTTAATGACAACTACTATATGAATGCAGTGAAGGAAGCAAGAGAACTAGGGAAGCGTGATATATTCTATGTGGATATACCTGGGAGTGTAGTACAGGTTAAAGACACTATAATGAATTTTGTAGAGGAGAAGAAATTACCCGTCGTAGTCATGCTTGACCATACATTATTGGTTAAGAAGATGGGAGGGGCCCAAGACAAGGATTTGCTCTATGAGCTGATGGCTATGTTCAATGGTTTGAAGAAGGAAATACGTATCTCAGTGATACTATTATCTCAAATGAACCGTAACATAGAATCATCTGATAGAGTTCAGAACCCTGACTTACACTTTCCTAAGAAGCAAGATTTATTTGGATCTGATGCATGTTATATGTATTCGGATATAGTATTAGTATCACACAGACCTGAGCTATTAGGGATCAGATCTTATGGACCAAAGAGGTGGCCAACAGAGAAAGCAATTTTCTGGCACTACCTTAAAGTTCGTGAAGGAGAACCTTGTATAGCTCTGATGGATAATGACCTCGCACACAATCAGATACTGGACGCTACATCCCATTATGGAGGAGCTAAAGATGAAGATAAAGAAGTATGAGAAGCACGTATCTAGAGTTTTAATGAATAAACCTAAAGCTCGTGACTGTGATTATGTATTGTATGCATTTATCCTGCTTACCTTTGGTATTGATATGTCCACACTAACAGCTAAAGATTTTTTAAAGGGAATGAGTACCAAGTTGTACCCATCTTTTGAAGGAATCGGTAGATGTAGGAGGAAACTTCAAGAGAAACACAAAGAGTTAAGAGGAAGTAAATGGCTTGCAAGGCATAAAGAAGAAGAAGTAGTTAAACAAGAACTAAATTCAATGTAAAATGGCACAAGAAGTATTAATAGTGGGGGCGAGTGGTACAGGTAAATCAACCTCTATCGAGAACCTCCCTGAAGCATCTACATTCATTGTGAATGTAGGAGAGAAGTCACTTCCATTTAGGAAATCTAAGTCTAGATACCCTGCATGGAATAAGGACAATCCAGACGGTAGAATGGTTTCTACAGATTCATCTAATGACATTCTTAAGATATTAAACTATATCGATGAGAAGCGTACAGAGGTGAAGTATATTATCATAGATGACTTTCAGTACTCTATGGCTAATGAATATATGCGTAGAGCCAATGAAACTGGGTTTAAGAAGTTTACTGAGATAGCTCAGAATGCTTGGAGTATAATCAATCGTGTTAAATCAATGCGTGAAGATTTACTTGTAGTATTTATGATGCACTCAGAGGTAACCTTCGATGCTCATGGAAACAAAGTAACTAAAGCTAAGACTATCGGTAAGATGATGGACAACGTAGTTACTTTAGAGGGGATGTTTACCATTGTACTGTATACTGATGTAACTAAAGGAGAGGACGCTATGGAGTATTCTTTTATTACTCAGAACGACGGAACAAACACAGGGAAGTCACCTAAAGGAATGTTTGAGAAAACGAAAATACCTAACGACCTGTTGGTAGTTAGTGAAGCTGTAGAGGCTTATCAATAAACCAGTAAATTAAGTAAGATGAAAGGTACAAAAAGAATTGTATGGACTCAAATGATGAAAAACACTCTAGAGTCAGGGGTAAGAAGAAAATTGCCATTAAAGGAGATAGCTGCAAAGCTAGGTGTAAGTAGAACAACTATTCACAATAAGATTCAAACCCTTAGAGGAACTACACCTACTACTACAACTAAAGCTGTAGCAACTAAAACCGTGACAACTAAACCTGCAGATAGTCTGACAGGAAATGTGACGCTAGTTCACAAGAACTTCACGATGATTAGCAAAGGAAATAACGTAACAATCACAATCAATCAATAACCATTAAAATTAAACATTATGTACGGAAGTAACGTAGAAAGTAATTCAACAGGCGGATTAATGCCAGTAGTAGGTATCCAAGAAAATTGCGAATTAGTTAACATCTCCCTAGATATGGGTAGTGGTGGTCGTTTAGACTTCGAATTCAAGCAATCGAATGGTGCAACAGTTAAGCATGCAGAATTTCCTGCAAACCCTGACTTTGGTGACGTAGCGAAACAGGCTACAGACGTGTCAAGACGTGTTAAGCATATTGCTACCAAGTGTATGAATGAGGCAGATTTCGTTGTAGATAACGTGTCTAGCTTTGAAGAGTACGCTAACAAAGTAATCTCTTTGTTTGGTAAGAAGTATGAAGGAAAGAAGTTCAGAATGTTATTTATCTATAAAGGTAAGTATGTATCTGTACCTAAGTTCCCTAACTTTATCGAGTCTATGGCTGTATCGGAAGATAAGACAACAATCTATATTTCAGATTGGAACAGAGCTAAACTGGTTAAGCCTACTCCTGATGGAGCAGCAGCTACAACCGCTCCTGTAGCAGTTACTGCAGGAACGAACAGTGATATGCCTTTCTAATACTGTAATATGTACGGGAGTAAGGTAGTAGAATTAAATGCAACAGAGATTCTGGGGAGGATAACCTCCCTGGACATCTTTGTCTATTATTTAGGCAAAGAAGTAATGAATGGTGGAGCTTTTCACAGCCCTTTAAGAAAGGACTCGAAGCCCTCATTCACTATCTTTAAGCATAGAGATGGAACTTATTTATATAAAGATTTTAGCACAGGAGATGTAGGGGATTGCTTTACCCTTCTGAGCAAAATGTACGGACTCAACCACGGTGGGGTATGTAAGCTTATAGATAATGATTTCCGTTTAGGACTATCTCAGACTAGTTTTTCAGCACCTACCAAGCAATTTGTAGGAGAGCATAATGAAAGTCTAGAAAAGGATATGCCCTCTTCCACTACAATACAAATTAAATCTCGTCCATGGAACTCAAGAGAAGATAAATCTTTTTGGGGTAAATATGGAATTACTTGTGAAATTCTTGAAGCCTACAATGTAAAAGCTGCTTTGGCAGTATTTGTAAATGGGGATCTAGCTGTAGAATCAAACAGGTATAACCCTATTTACGCTTATGATTTTGGTAACAGTAGGATGAAAATCTACCAACCATTTAGCAAATCTTATAAATGGCTTAGTAATACTAGCTCAACTGACCTTCAAGGTTTGAGCCAAATCCCTGAAAAGGGTGACACGCTAGTAATTACTAAGTCATTAAAGGATGTTATGTGTTTGGCAGCGTTTGGAATCCCTGCTGTTGCACCTTCCTCAGAGAGTTGTCTTATTCCAGAAGATGTTGTGAGCATGCTGTATAGTAGGTATGCTCGCATCATTATTCTGTATGATTTTGACAGGACAGGAGTATCTTTTGCTAATAAGCATAGGAAACTCTACGGATTTGAGTGGCTTTTCATTACTAATGGTAAATTCAATACCTTTGACTACGAGGTTAAAGATTTTTCAGACTTTATAGAGAAGTTTGGAAGCAGAAAAGCCTCGGAATTAATTGAATACGCATGTCAATAGGAATATTTATACCAGGCAATGTC